TCAGCGGCTACACCCGCGCCTACACACTATTCACGGAGCTATGCGACGAGCGGTCTTACGACGTACAGGAAAGCCCAATGGACGGCACATACTTCGGCGGCGGCCATGGCTATGACTTCATGATAGAGCTATCAGTCGATGACGAGGATAGCGAAGAAACTCAATACGAACCCTTTTAACAGCACCAAACAATGAAGACCAAGTTAACCCTCATCGCCGTGCTTATCGCGGCCCTATGGCTAGGCTCTAGCATCGACAACGACATGCTCCTGCACGATTGTGTAATGCAAACGGACGGCAGCGACATGGCATGCGATAGCTGCTACCATGTAATCTACGGAACGTACCCAAACAACTAAGCAACATGAAACACTTTAGCATCCGCCGCAACATTCCCTTCCTAGACTGCAAGGGTATGGGCTTCCTCTACCAACGAATGGGTAGCAGGTATTGGATAGAAATACCATTCGTAAGTATCACCTTTAAACTAACAAAGTAGCAACATGACAACTCAGAAACTCACAGCGGACACTATCGATAGACTGATAGGCCGCACCATTCACAGCGCAGGCGACAATTGGATACAGCTAGACAACGGCATCCGAATCTATCTAGACGACAGCGAAATCGAACACCTCAATTAACAACAACATGAAACAAGAGTACATGGGCATCAGCGGCAAGGTTAGCCATGACCCAGAATTAACCAAGCAGTACAACGCCTTGCTTCAGAAGCTAGGCACGGAAGGTATGCTCGTCCTCATCGAACGATGGATGGACGATGAAGACCTGCAATCAATCATCGCATACGACGACAACTATTAAACCCAACAACAACTATGAGCAACGGAATCAAACCATTCGAGGTTATCGAAGGCAACCTCAAGGCAGTAAAAGACACAAGCGACTTTGGAGGCTGCAACATGTGGCACCTGTACATCAAGACTACACGCGGCTACTACAACATGTTTCAATGGATGAGTGTATACAACATCCAAGACTTATTCAATGCCAAGCTACCCGTCTACGAAGACAAGAGCAGCCGCAGCACTCAGTATAAACTAGCACAATAAACAACAACAGCAACATGAAAATCTTATTCTTCGCAGCCATGGCGCTGCACCAACACACGGCGGAAATGCAATTCCGTGAAATGCAAGACAACGGATCTGTAGTGTACGAGGGTGAAGACCCCGACACAGGCCGCGGCATGTTCACCCTGTTCATGCCCGACAGCAGCGCCGTGCACTACGTCTACCAAGAGGAGGCAATCGAGTACATCAAGACGGGACAATTTGTATACAACGACTTCATTAAATAACAACAACATGGACAGACAACAGAAACTCAGAACCTACGACAACATCATAGCGGTCGTAGTCATGGCAATCATCGCAGCAATGCTCCTAGCATCCTGCACAACGCAGCGAGGCGCGGGCTACCAAGACCACCTGCGCTCGACGCCGAGCCAAAACTTTGTAAGGCACGACAACGGCGGGTGCGGTTGGAGCCGTTAACATTCATTAACAAGTGGGCGTGATGTTTATAACTACATTGCGCCCACATTTAAACACTAAACACATGCAACTTATAGACAAAGCAATTGAGCACGCCCAGAACCAAATCATGTTCGCTTGGAAAAGCGTCATGGGCTACGAGGCACAGCTAAACAACCTAGAACTTAACGACCAAGACACGGCCATCATCCGCACGCTAATCGAGGCGGAAAAGGAACGGGTTGAAATCTATACACTAATACTTAACACACTAGAGCAATGATAAACGGATACGATTCATGGAAACTCTCCAACCCTTGGGACGATGGGGACGAAAGCGAGCAAGAGATTGAGCGCATTAACGAAACGGTGTTCTTCAAGTACGTGCACGGCAAGAAGTACTCTTACGGCATGATTAACACGGAAGGCAGCGAAATTAGGATACACCACTACATGACAATACCGATCATTGAGATGGATGAGATTGAGCCTACCGATCAAGATCTCCGCGACGAGATAAGCCGAATCAGAAGGAGCTACGTGCAATTCGAATACATCGAGCAAGACGAGTTCATGGAGCAGTTCAAGATAGCGCAAGACTGCCTAACTAAAATCATATCCAATGAGACGGGTGATTGACCACCTCGTACACAGCCTCATGATGTGGATGCTTAAAGACCTTGACAGATGATTATAGACTACCGCGCAGGGGACGAAATCATCTGCATCCGAGACCATTCACAGGGCATAGTCAAAAAGGGACAGGTATACACCGCGCAGCACCTCCAACGGATGGACTGCGGGTGTATACACCTTGTTGACGTGGGATTGAAATCTGACCGCCCGTTTACAATGTGCGCGGTGTGCGAGACAAGGCACGAGAAGACCGACGACATATGGTGGGTCGACGCAAGGCTGTTCCGCCGACTACTGACCAAGTCTGAAGAGGATGACCTAGCAGAAGTGCTTGCCGAGGTGTTCTCTGAGGAGCTAATTAGTCTTAATTAGTTAAGATTAATCGTAAGCACTGAAGTTATAACTATATTTGCAATCTAAATGACAAGGCTATATAAAACGAAAGAGGGCTATGAGGTTGTCAAACATTCGCGTGACGTTTATGCAATTGTAGGCAGGCGCGTGAAGTACATAGGCAGGGTCTCAGCTAGCTACCAATCGACTGGGCGACTGATCAAGAACATACCAAACGAAATCAAAACAATCTTTTTTAATCTACAACGAAATGAATTGGAACCTACAACAGCTATGGAATGAATGCGTTTATTCCCAACAGCGTCCGCTAGAACAGCGCGACTACTGCTACGCATCGGAAATCGGGCAGCCGCTCGTTGACCGATACCTCAAGATGAAGGCGGTGACGCCGACAAACCCACCCAACATGCGCAGCCTGCGTAAGTTCGAGGCGGGCAACCTAGTCGAATGGATTGTACGCTACGTGCTAGAGCGTGCAGGCATCATCTTCAACACACAGGAACGCGTCATGGTCGAGTACCCCAACATGCTCAAGGTGTCGGGCCGTATCGACTTCCTCGCGGGGGGACGCATCGACATCGAGCGTGCAAAGCAGGACATCACGTCCTCCCACCTGCCAGACTCTATCCAAGCATCCTCCCTGTACATCGCCGAGAGGCTGTACGATAAGTTCGGCGACAAGGAGCTAGAGACAAAGGTGCTCGAGATTAAGTCGTGCTCATCCTTTGTGATGGACATGATGGAAAAGACTGAGAAACCCATCAAACATCACCGCCTGCAACTATTCCACTACATGAAGGGCTTGGGTCTGAACGGCGAGCTGGTGTACATATGCAAGGACGACCTGCGCATGATGTGCTTCCAATACGAGCCAAGCGCAGACCTAGAGCAGGAATACCTCACCGACCTAGCGGCAATCACGCACTACTTCACCGCGGGCATACAGCCGCCGCTCGAGAAGAGCATAGTGCTAGAGGACGCTAGGTTCAAGAAAAACTTCGGCATCGAGTACAGCAACTATCTGACGCTGTTATACGGCCATGAGGAGCCTCGAAACTACTCGGACGGGATAAAGTCCCAAGTGGCACGCTGGAGTCGCGTAATAGCCCGCTATGCAAAGGGTGACAAGATTACCCCAAAGAACGCAGAGGTACGCGCCGAGATCGAGGCCGCAGGATACAACTTCAGTCAGATAGTAGAACAAGCAAAACGATTCGGCGTAACCGAGGAAGAGGAAGAAATTTAATAACAAACCAAATGATAATCGAAACACTTTACAACGTGGGGGATATGGTATATTTCCTACACAACAACAAGATGATGCACATCGCAATCTACAAGCAGGACATCAACCTGTACGAAGACCGCATCAGCACATACCTAATCTTCAAGGATGGCGACGACATCATCGTCAAGCCCCAGGACCAAGTGTACGTGACACAAGAACAATTAATACAATCAATAACACAGGCAGCATGAGAATCCAAATCGAAACGGGTGTACCCGTACCAACAACAACAACACGCAAGTCAAAGTACCCGTTCCGCGACATGGAGGTAGGAAACTCCTTCTTTGTCAACGAGAAGATAGACGTCAAGCGTATGCAACAGAAGCTAGCGGCTGCGGCCTCCATGTTCTGTAGAAAGAACCCAGACCACAAGTTCAAGACACAGGCGTTCCCCACGGGCGTCCGACTATGGAGGGTGAAATGAAGCACAACGCAGTGATCACACCACAAGGGGCGTTACGGATCTACGACCGCCCCCTCTTCGAAGAGCAGGTCAGAGCCATGTCCCGTGAAAAGGACTTGGCTGTGACCGTCGAAGTCAAACTAAAGAAACGCTTCCGCTCCGACGTGCAGAACGCATACTACTGGGGCGTGGTTGTGGCAATGGTGTCGGACAGGCTGAGGGAACTTGGTCACGACATCGACCGCGACCTCACCCATGAGTTCCTCAAGGGCAGGTTCCTCTACTCTGAACTGACTGACCCCAATTCGGGTGAGGTCATGAAGATACCACGCAAAACGTCGGAACTGGCAACGGAGGAATTTATTGAGTACATGGAACACATCAAGCAGTTTGCTGCTGAGACGCTAGATATATACATTCCCGACCCAAATGAGCAACTTCAGATAGGTTAGACCCTTGGGTTCATTTAAAAGAAAACAAGAGAAAAGAAACAAGTCTGTAGAAGAAACCTAAAGAGAAGAAAAGAAAAAGCCTCCCCCCGTGAAAAACAAACTACCCCGCCCCACAAAGGGGCAGCTACCCGATCCAACATACTCGCGTATGAAGTTTGCCTCTTGCACCGACAGGGCTGATTCGGGTGGTGGGGTTGGGGAAAAAAAAAGCCCTCGTCTGGTACGTCCGAGGGCATTTTTGGCATGAGAATTAGATTTCTCAATTCCCACATTGCACTGGTACCAGACACTGCAATGTGAGAACGGGACAAATGTATGGCGACCGCAACACGGAAGTCAAAAAAAATAATTGCATTAACAATACACACGAGTTATATTTGTAAAAAACAACAACATGAAAAAACAAACAGCAGTAGAGTGGTTAGAGAAAGAAATTTCTACAAAACTTGGTACTAATGATTTACTTGATGATTTATACAAACAAGCCAAAGCAATGGAGATTGACCAGATGGAAGAAGCATTTCATGAAAGCCGATTAACAAAAAACTTTTGTGTTTACTTGAATTCAGGATTTAAACATGAATCATTTTATGCATATTACTACGAAGGAGGTGACAAATGAAAGCAATACTTGAATTCAATCTTCCTGAGGATCAGGAATACTTCGACATGGCGATTAAAAGCCGCGAGATGGCCTACGCTCTGAATGACATCAGAAACTACCTCAGAGGGAAGGTAAAATACGAAGAGATGCCAGCCGACAAATGGGAGCTATGCGACGAGATATACCAAGAGTTTTTCAGACTGCTAGAACAAAACAACATAAAGCTATGATAAAGATTTCAGACAAGCCGACCAAGCAGGTCGAGTACTTTACAGGGACAATCACGATGTGCTTCCCTGGTGTTAAGAATAAGGAATGGACGTTTACGGTCTTGCGTACAACGAACGGAGTCACTACCTTTGACGTAGAAATCAACGACAAACAATTCGGTGAACACTTTGAAGAGTACAAGGACTCGATCCCTTTCTGTATCGAAACGCTCAAGGAGACCATCAAGGCGAACTTGGCTAAGGAACAGGCAGAGTGGAAACCCGCAGGAAAATAACACAGCCCATGAAGGAGAGGAGTAAAAAGTGCAGAATCTGTAGACAGGAGTTCATCCCCAAGTACAGCACCATGCAGGCAACGTGTGAGAACATTGAATGCATGATTGCATACTCCTCCAAGCAGAAGGACAAGAAGATTAAGCGGGAACTGAAGGAGGTCAAGGAACGTAACAAGTCCGTGTCCCAGTGGCGGAAAGAACTCCAGCAGGTGTTCAACCAATACATCCGCCTCAGAGACCAAGGCAAGGGGTGCATCAGCTGCGGCAAACAGCTACAGGGTAAGTATGACGCAGGTCATTTTTATTCCGTGGGGTCGTACCCTAACCTTAGGTTTTCAGAAACGAATGTTCATGGACAGTGCGTGGGCTGCAACCAACACAAGCATGGTAACCTCCTTGAGTACGCCATCGGCATCGAGAGGCGCATAGGCAAGACCAAGTTAGAGGAGCTGAAGTCGTTACGCAACGACCGCCTTAGCCTACCGCTTGACAAGATAAAGGAGTTGATATACTACTACAAGGACAAGGTAAAAGAAATAAAAAAATGATACAACCACCAACCTGGGAAGACCTAGGTTACGCTAACTTTGAATAATGGACAAGACCAAAAACATTTACACCCTGATCGTACTCGCACTCTCCGTGGTAATACTCTGCGGCATATTCTTCATGGTCTTCCACATGGGAAGCATCGAGAAGAGTTCAGAGAACGAGTCCGTAGCCATCGAGAGGCTACACCAACTTAACGAGAAGTACCAGTCTCAGATGGACTCAAACCTCGTGATCATAAGCGCGACCAAGGAAGCACTTGACTCGTTTATCGTACACGACCAGCAGCAGTTCATCATGGAGCAGGAACGCATCGACAAGGCACAAAAAATTGTTTCACGAATACCAAAAATGTCAAATGACTCACTTAAAACACTTTACGTTAACTCTTGGAATTATCTTCTTAACGAGTATCGTACAGGGCGTTTACGCCCAGCCAACTAGCCCCCAGCTTCCGCGTGAGGCGCAGGAGGTAATCTCGGCAGCCGCTGAGACCATACTACAGGACAAGAAGACCATCGAGTCCCGATCGGTCCGCATACAGCAGATGCGTGAGCAGCTGACCACTGCACAGCAGGCGTTAGACCTCGCCATAAAGAACGGCGAACTATGCGACGAGGTACGCAAGAACCAACAGGCGGAGATCAAGTTCCTCGAGATGTCGTACAACGACATGAAGCACGAGATGAAGAAGGAACGCCGTAGAAAAATATTTTGGAAATGTACATCGGTAGCCTTGGTGGGCCTATCGTTGTATTCATTGTTGTTATAGTTGTTATAGTTGTTTAAGGGGGGTGGCCTAGCGTGGCTGCCCCTTTTTTTTGTAAATTAGCATCGCGAATTAATAAATAAATCCAATGTCAAACATTCAAAAAGCACTAGAGGTGTTAGACCTCCCAGAGGAATTTGCACAATACGATGGGCAGATTCAGACACGAACCAATTACCCGTTCCGCATCTATGAGGTGACCGACATATCGTCGAGTCCAACCCGTGTGTACTACACCTGCGAGTTCATGCCTGAGAAGGTGGAGCTGTTCGGTATGTACGCGCTCAACTACATCGCAAACGCCCTGCACCAGATGGGCTTTGTGTACGAGGGACAGGACGAAAACGGCGTGGCCACACTAACGCAGCCCGCTAGATGGGTGAAGCACGAGGCTCCGAGCAGCCTTGCTGGCCAGAACGTGTACTACGTGTGGAACCAGATACGCTGTAGCGAACAGAGCATTGACTTCCTGTGCGAGCCGTTTGAAACGGTTTACCAGGGCAAGGCAGACGACATGAAGGACCCGATGGTCCGTGTAGGATACTGGGCTCGCCTTATTGGAAAGGGAGCAGACGGAAAGCCTGTGGTGAAGTGGACGTCTAAGTACGCCATCACTCCTAAGCGCCGCATCCGCCGTGCTGAGTTCATGCAGATGATTGATATGCCCCTTGAGGAGTTCATGTACAAGACGCGCACCTCATGGAACCGTGTCGCTACAGACCCTGCAACCCATATCAACAACATCGCTATGGACGTGGAGTCGCTAGAGGGAGACAAGTTGAAGAGCGTGTTCTACATCAACGGCGTGGACGCACAGACCTTTGACTACAAGAAGCTCATTACATCGTTCAACAAGACCTACGGCGGATACATCTGGATGTGGCGCCTGTACAACGGCATAGACCCGAAGATTGTGGACAACGCCTACGGAAGCACGTTGAACATCGGCATCGACCCTATGGCGGACTCTACCATCACGGTTGTGTCTGGCAAAACAAATTCATGGGAACCCAAGACCAAGACCCTGACGTACAACCCAGACCTCACCACCGAGGCGCAGATCCTCGCATACATGGAGTTCCTTCCTGCAACAGGCAAGAACGAGTGTGTCGGACGAATGCACAGCCTCGAACGAGACCACGAGTTTTTATGGTAACAAAATGGGGGCAATCGCCCCCTTTTTTTATCTAAACTTTTCTGATTTCTTCCACCTCGTGATGTGGGTGTTCTTGGACAGCGGTCGGATTTTGATATATACGCCATCCCGTGACCGTGAGTCGCGCATCCCCTGCTCGTTGGTGTTACCCTCTATTACTCGAATAGAATGCTCCCCTATGCGGTCTATGATGCCTGTGTGTCCAATCCCTTTGTATCTGGACTTACGAAAGTTTGAGTATGTGTATGTGGCGACAAGGACATCGCCATCACGAAAGCTCTTATAAAATTTTCCATCGGTAAAGATTACGTCCTGCTTGTTGTAGGCGGTCGGACTCCAGCCCGTGATTGTATTAGGAATGCCACACTCTTCGAGCATGGCCTTGACAAAGAAGGCGCACCAGGCATTGCCTGGCCTCCATCCCACGTCGTACATCATCTTCTGTAACTCCTTGTCGTTGAACGCCTCGTTGTTACCTCCCTTTTCCCTTACTCCGACAAAGGAGGCGGCAGTGGCGCGGACGCAGTAGCCGTCATTATTAGCCACAGTATAAACAGGAAGCACAAGAAGAGTCCAAAGTAAACACAGATGTATAACACGATTCTTTGCCATGCGCTTGATGAGTATTCTAGTTCCTCCTTGGCTGGCTTCGAGTAGAAGTAGTTCTGCAAACCTCTGAAGTTAAACAGACCGCCAAGGAACACCACAAAGTTAGCAAAAATCATGATAAGTGCGGCAAGAATTACCTGCTGAATGTACTCGATTGAGATCAGCCCGTCGCCAAAGTACTCGGCGCTGTAAGAACCTGCGAGCAGAAACAGGAAGAACGCGACTGGGATAGACCACAGGCCGTCGAAGAGTTGGAGTTTTCTTAGGATTTTTTTCATGTTGTTATACTAAATCGGTTAATGGTATGCTTGGATCCCAATCGGGAATAGGAATAGCTCCATTTGGATCTGATACAATTTTATTGTATTCGGCCAAGGTTATGTTCGTTATTGTTTCACTGAAACTTGTAACCAAGTCAAAGTTGTTTACAGCCCATGCCTGTTGTGAAACTATTAGCTTAGTTTCATCTAAACTAGTTGCATAGTCGGCATCTTGACACGCCTTTGTTTGAGAAACAAAACAGTTATGTCCATCAAAGTCTGTGAACTGTATCTTGTAAGTGTAATAAATCATCTTGCTAAGTTAAATGAAGCGCCTACCCAGTCAGAAATTAAAACCTTTGTCGTAGTGCCGACAGTAGATGCTAAACCTACTATAGGGAATCCTCCGTAAGTGCCTGTAGTTCCAACAAATTTGTATACTGAAGAATAAACAATTCCGTTAGCGGAATAGAAGAACACCGCGTCTCTTATGTTTGCACCACCTGGTTTATAAACACCAAGCCAAAGAGCGTTTGTGCTTGCGGTTATAGATGTGGTGTTTGACACCAATGTTCCCGCTGTGTTTTGCGCTCTTGTAGTCCAAAATGTAGCAGCAGATCCACCATAGTACCAATAGTATCCCATACCTAAATCCGACAAGCTAGATGTTCCGCTAATGCCAGTAAATGCATTATAATCTTGGGCGCCAGTGCCAAGAGCGTTTAACTGCACCTTGCTTATAGATAGGTAAGGCATTGAATATGTTGCAGCCGTTGCTCCAAAGGTTGAGTTGCCACCTGTTCTTCTTACGTTTATAGACATATTTGAAGAACCTGTCGCTGTTGAGCCTGTGTTTATGTTTGCTGCACCCCAAGCGTCAATAGACCCCGCAGAGTTTGATTGAACACCTGCACCTGTTCCAGATGAAACAGTGTTCATAAACGTACTATAAGCAGCGGCTGTTACGGCTGATGGAAGGGATGTAAAGTCATCAAAATAATCCAAGCCTCCAGCATTACTGGCTGAAAACTGAGTCCAATATGTGCCGTCATATAAGAAGGTTACACTTCTGTTTGGCAACAGGAAATACGCCATGTTGTTTGCCATTCTAAATCTATTGGCAGCCGTTGATGACGTTGAAAGGTTTTCAATTATTATAAGGTTATTAGCTGTTGATGAGTTATATATCGTAACTATTCTGCCTGCGGTTGGACTCGATAAACCACCAAGGCTCATCATGTAATCTGTGTTGGTAGAATTAATCCTAATAACCTTGACCACGTTTGACGAGTTAGGCCATCCAGTTGGTGCGTAGTTATCTTCCCTTGCATTAGCTGTGCTTACAGATATCTCAGGTAAGTCTGCACTAGCTGCGGTTACAGTCCAAGACCTATCGGTAGATAAATCATAGCCTGTACCATTAATTGTTAGTGTTCTTGCGGATGGAACCCTGCCGTTAAACGTGTTCCAGTCTGTAGATGTCAAGTATCCGTCAGCAGATGTTGTGGCTGCTGGGATCGATATAGTGTTGGTCGCCCTGCTTAATGGAGAACTGAAGGTGAGCGCACTTTCCTTTGCATTAAACGCTGTACGATCAGCCGCGCTCAGGTATCCGTCTACAGAGTTTGTGGCAAGGGGGATGCTGAGGTTGGGCGTCGTGCCTCCAGAGGAAAGTATTGGAGCCGTAGCGTTTACGGCGGTTACAGGTGTGCCTACCTGTGACGCCACATAACTCTTGACCGCCTTCTGCGACGGGACAACAATGTCGCTGTTGAGCGATAGGGTTGGGTCGGTGTCTATGGGGGTTCCCTTTGTATATCCTTGTGCCATGTTATCTGCTTATTTCTTCCCAGTCCATTGATGCAAATGCAGTTTCATTATTTGTTCCTGCTGCTACAATTACTGTAAACTCATAAGGAGTTCCTGTTAATCCATCTCTTTCTAATTGATTACTAAAAAGTGCTGCTCTTAATATATCAACAGATACACTTGTACTTGCTGTAGCTGTAAAATAACCTGATGCTAAAATTCTACCTCCTGTAAAAGATGTTCCTGTTAAATTATATTCTACAGAAGAATTTGTTCCTGCACTTACCCATGAACCACCTGTTGTTGTTCCTGCTGCTACTACTTGCCAATTATAATTAGCTGCTGTATTACCTATTATAGAAATAGCAGTAGCTACAGCTATAGCATCTAATCTTGTTGATTTAAGTTTTATAGAAACTATAGGATAAAATGTACCTGCTGTTGTTAAAGTTTTAGGAGAAGTTATTGGTGTACCTACAGCTTGTTGTAATCCACGAAGTTCATATCCTCCCTCAGATATTACAGTCGAACATACCTGCTTTAATGTACTAGCACCACTTGTAGCGCCTGTATTAGTTATCTCATATCTCAATGGCAGAGATGCCGTTGTGATGTATGTAGATGTAATCAAATTGGCGTGTTGAAACTTATGGCAAACGTAGAAGTTACCATTTATAACAAATCCCATTCTAACTGTCCCAAGACCTAGCCACTCGATATCCAGGAATAATATCTGAGCCTTTGCAATGTCTAGTGTAATACCAGAAGGACCTGTGCCGTCCATTTTATCAACATTCCATGCCGATTGATTTACTACAGTTTCTGTAACCGATCCAGTAACTAAACTTCTTTCAACAAAGCTAAGGGTAGAGTTATTTAGTTGAACATATAAACCATTTTGAGCTCCATAATATCCAACCCTCTGTCTGAGATTAGTCTTAGCGGGACTCATTACAAACGTGCTGAGTACCAACAAACTTTTACCAGGCTGATATGAAAACACTTTAGTAGTCTCCCTAATAACCTCAGAACCCGATGCTGCTGTTACAGCCAGGTCAACTAATCCCTGGGAAGCATTAAATGTAGCTGTACCTCCTGTTGCGGTTCCTGTTGACCACAGGCCGTTGTCAGAGAATCTGTGGCTTGAGTCAAAGAGTGTAAACGGGCTGCTTACACGCAACCTTCCAAATGCATCTATATTAGGAGTATTTGCAAATGAAATCTCGCTACTAATTACGTTGTATGATGAATATCCTTGTGACATATTATGCTATTTGTGATCCATAAAGTTGAAACGAAAGGTTAGAGTTTGACGAGTAAACCCGAACAACGTCTGTGGTCGCTAAGGTAATACCTATCGTCGCAATAAAGGTGTCATTTCCTGCAATAGGAAGGTCGTAGTAAATATAGTCCTTATTTGTTGTCGCAGCCCCAGCCGCAGACACGCTCACCCTAAACGAGGCGAGGGCCGTCCCTCTGTTGCTTACGATTAAAGAACTTCCGACAGCCGATGTGGCTGATGGTACGGTGTATAGGTCCGTCGGCGTGGTTGCCGCTGGGCTTGACTGCCCTAGTATTTTATAAGTAGTTGCCATCTTTTATTTTATTATGCTCCCATTAACATTAGTACCGCCTCAAGTCCCACGCCCGATACCGCTGGTGTACTCCACTCCATGCGACCCGTTGTTTGGTCTACAAGCGTTAACACCTGACCGTTAACAGCTGTTGAGTTATCTACAAGAGGTGTGTATGCATAAAGCCCCGTGGTGTCAGCCTTAAAACGTCTCCTTTTATTGTTAGGAGAGTCAAAAAAATCCATTTTGATGTCAGAATCGCTTGACACCAAGAACGTACTTGTACCCGTCGATCCATTTGCGCTAGAGATTCTTGACTCATTGGCAAACAACGCCAATAGGTTAGAATGAGATCCGTCAATATTCTCAATGGTTGACTTATCTTTTGATGTCACGCCGAAAACACCGAGGTTATCTGTTTTAAAGCTGTATATGTTTGTATCGCCGTCTATGTTTACGTCGTCTAGCAAAATCCCGCCAAGTCGGAAGTTGGTCGATCCAGCCGATGGAGCCGTTTGGGTAATCCCACTATCTGCTGAAATTGTCCAAGACCTATCTGCCGTTAAATCATAACCTGTTCCGTTAATCGTTAACGTCCTTGTGCCTGGAACCTTTGCGCTAAAGTCTAAAAACTGCTCCGCCGTGATTACGCCAGGTCTTCCGCCGTCGGCATATGGAATGTGGATGGTGTGGTCGCCACCGCTAGTAATTATCGTAGGCGTTGACTCACCCGTGTCTCCAAACACGATGAAGAACTCTTGTACCGCCTCGGTTGCTCCGTTGATGGTCGTGATGCCGTCGCCGCTCGGAGCCGAAACCCATTTTAAGCCTGTAGCTTCTGCGCTGTCGGCAGAAAGAATGTATCCGTTTGTGCCTACAGGAAGTCTTGCATCTACCGTGCTGAACGTGTAGATGTCGCCCTTGGTTGTGAGGGGAGATGAGCCTGTGCCTCCACTTCCAACAAACACATTACCCGCATTGTCAACTTTAAGTACGCCTACGGCTGCTCCAGAAGCCCCTGCAAATGCTGTTGATGTAGTGTAGTTGTTGAGTTGAAGTTGGCCCGTACCCTTCAAGACCAATTGAGTTTGTTCAACACCACTATTTACCCCTTGAATTTCAAACTGAGATGTTCTTGTGGTTGATATAACATCAGACCATTTACTAATTAATCTATTAGTTAAAGCAGGGGAAGAGGGTGATCCGCCTGAATTAGTGGCTGAACTAAAAGAAAAAGACTGTCCAAAATTCGATAGAGGTGTAATAAACGAGCTTCTAGCGATGGCTATGGCATCATATATCTGATCCGCTCCAGTAAACGAATAAGTTGCTCCATTAATCATTTGGCTAGAGTTCATGTCTCCCCCGCCAATTAAAGTTATATTAACGCCTTGTCCATTATAATCATAAGAAGTTGCTTGTATAGCTATACCCCCTTCAAAAGAGCCACCAATACCAGAAAGACCACCTGTTGCCACGCCCACAATTGGAAAGTTAACGGCTTGCGATCTAAATCCGTAATTCCCTCCCTCAACTTTTAAAATACCTGAATTACTTGTATTTGTAAAATCTTGGACTATCAATGTATGACCATCCGTAACAATATATCTATCTTCCTGCAATGGAAGTGTTCCTAAAGATGCCGCTGGTTCACCTAATTGGAACGTGTCGTTTGTTAAAGTAGTGTCCTTATATATACCCTGATTTGAATCGTAGGTTGTGCTAGGGCCTCCGCCGCTAGCATTAATCGTGAACTCTGGGTATGCCCCCGTAATAGTCACGTTAGTCCCCTCGTTAAGAATTACAACCTGGTCTGGCGCTTCGTTGGTTACGGTAAACGTACCCGAAGTGGTTATAGGTCCAGCAGGAGATACCGAAATGCCCGTGCCTCCGTTTACGTCTATTGAGGTCACGCTTCCTGTACCCGCAGATGTCTTCCACACCTTACCCGTGTTGTCTATGCCCAGCACGTAGGTAAGGTCGTTTTTAATGTTCGTGTCGGGAGTGGGACCAAAGAAGCTAGGACCCGCGTAGTTGGTAAGCGTGAGCTGACCCTTGCCCACCATGACGAGCTTGTCCCCATATGAACTGCCAGTTCCGCCTTGGGATATTAA